TCACTAGCAGGATCGTGAAGCTCGGCCTCCTTCAGAGCAGCTTCAATTGTCTGCTGAATGGGGTCAGGGTTCTTCATGGATGGGCTCCTTTCTAGGGGTTCATTATACCGCAGGTTTTTCTCGCTTAGACCTGCTTGACGTCCAGCGTCACCTTCCCATTCCGGAGCATCTCGGCGACGCCCTGGTCGAAGGTGGCGTGGATCCCCTGGTCCTCGGACACGTGGAGGGCGCCAGAGGGCTGGGTACCCTGATACTTGGTGGAGCTCACACCGAGAAGCACACCCAGGAAGGTGTCGATCGCGGCGATCGTCCCAGCGACCTCAGTCGGGTGAGGCAGGTGCCACAGAGCCGCCAGCGTGAGGTAGAGCGCAGAGGTAGCCGGAAGGGCGACCAGCGCAACCCACTTGAGGATGTCATAGGACTTGTTGTTCAACTTGCTCTCCTGAAGGTGCTTAGCCATTGGTTTTCCTCTTTGCCGGGGGTCTAGGGGTGGGGACTACGGGAAGATTCTTGACCTCATTCACTATCTTCTCGGCAAGCCCATTCCCCCCGAACTCGGAATATGGCTCTACAAGATACTTCATGAAGTCCTCATACTCGTCGAGGGTTAGAAATCCTCGATGAAGATAAGTCTTCCCGACATATACAATCCGGTCATGGGCCATTCCGAGCAGAAGCCTTGACGTGGCGGACTTCCGCTCACTGCGCTTCATGATCCAAGCCCACATTCCGGAAGATCCCAGTACTGACAAGAATATCGCAAGAACGATATCAAGCAGTGGGTTGAATCCGAAGTGCTGCATGTTAACCGATCGCTAGATAGGGACGTACCCCGAGTGAGTAGTTAATCGGGGCGTGGGAGAACTGACCAGTAGACTTCATGTAGACTGCTGTCTGTGCTGAAGCTCGTTCACGAAGCCAGTACTCCTCCTCAATGTTAACAAGGGCGGGGTTGAGCCTGAAGGCGGGGAACTGGTTGTGGTGCATACCCTTGGCGAGGGGATCGTTGAAGATCGACGAACCCCAGAGCATGGCCTCGTCCATGATATTGATGTGCGGGTTATACCAGCGCCAATCCCTGACTGCGCCGTTACCATCGTACCCAGTAGCGACTCGAGTCCAGACGCCAACCATGTTAGACCGTCCGAACAGAGACTCAGCCATGCGACTAGCCTGAGTCATGGTGGACTGGTTGAGAGTCGAGTCGACGTATGAGCGCTGGTCTGGGATCGTGGTAGACCAAGCCTCTCGGAACAGAGACCGGTCGGGAACTACCACGATATGGTTCTGGCGGAAGGGCGGCTCACCGATGTTGATGAAGTAGTTGAATGCCGCGATTCGCCAAGTGACACCGGAATATGTCCAGTAGTCACCAAGATACATACCCGAGAAAGATCCGCTTCGGATCGCCTGGAGGTATGGAGACACCGAGTTACCCAGTGAGGCACCTCGGTAGATCGAGTTGTGGACACCGACGTTCGAGTCATTGAGCATCCCATAGACAGACCCGGAGTTAGTGAACTTCTCGTTGATCTGGGTAATCTTGAGCTCGGTCCCAGCGACCCTCCCCTCGACGGCCTGGATGCGGTCGTTCTGGTTCTTGTCACTGACCTTAAGGTTGGCAACGTCAGTCGATGTGTTACCCCCGGCGTTAGCCAGCGCATCTCGAACCGAGTCAAACCAGGTGTTGAACTCACCCTGGAGCTTAGCCTGGAGAGAGTCCAGGTTGATCGTCTCGAGAGGGCCGCGAACGTATGGAGTACGGGCACTACCCACAAGGTTGATGATGTTCTCAGCGACAATCTGTCGAGAGTTCTTAATAACTTTGATCTGGGCCAGAGCGAATGTCTGTCGGTCACCACTGTCCCCGACATTCGGGATCAGAGGCGTAACCGCAGGAGTCCCCTGGACCACCTTGATCTTGGCGCCACGGACAGCCTTGGATCGGTCGACCTCGATGCAGACCAGGTCAATCCGATCCAGAGTCGCGTGAGAACCAGTGAGGGTTACCGTCTCATCACCTGAGTTCTCAACCCATCGGTTGTTCAGCCAAGCCTTACCGGCGCCGACATACACGGACATACCGTTGTTGGTGGGGCGGACTCGGAACTTGTCTCCCACATTGGGGAAGACCCCAGGTGCGATAATGCCGTCGAAGAGCGAGCCGAACTGGTCCGCATCGTATGTCCGGTCACCATTCACTGAGTTGTAGAAACCACTAGAAATGGCCATGCATCAATCCCTTTCTCGAGGAGCAATGACCTCTCCGGGGCCACCGCGAGTGAAGTCAATACGGAAGCCGTCACCATTCCACTTGGTACGAGACGACATTGAGATAGTGGGAACCCGAGAGAACCCACTACTGGACCAAGACTCAGTCATCTCAGTCAGCTGGCACTCAATTGGCTCTGCGTTGCTGCCCGAGGGGACGTAGTAGAAGATGTCTCCGACATCGAACCCAGTACGGTACTCGACATTGGAGAAGCTGTTGATCTTGCCCGAGATCATCTTGAGTGGGGTATACTTCGGGAACATGGCGTCCAGAACCCAGAAGGGATACCACACCTCGCTCAGAGATGTGATGTGCTTCCGCTGAAGATCGGTAAGCGCTTTCCAGTCCTTGATCGAGTAGGGCTTGTGAACTTGAGTATTATCCCACAAGACTTCTCGTCGAGTAATTGGATTCTCAGATCGCAGTGTGTGCGCCCGAGTGTGCGTGCTACCATCGGCAATCCACTTCAGATCCACATCTCCGGAGTCCCAGACCTCATAGATCGTGCTCTTCTTATCGACGATAGAATCTACCGACTCGAAGTCGGAGAAGTTGTCATTCTCCTGAGCGAGTGTGATCGTATTGATGAGATGCGGGGCAGTTACGTAACAGTGAATACCCTGATTCTCGAGTTTGATCTTGTAGAAGAGAGAATATCCGTTCGGCTTGCACGCAGACAAGACGTTCTTGAACATCTCAGCGATAGGAGCTCGGTCATAGATGATCCACTTCCCGTCCTGGATCTTCTGGCCCGTGTCGTTGACGTAGGCCATCTGTGACACTCGAGTTTCTCGGTGGAAGTTGAAATTGTCGATTCTACGAGCCGCTTCTGCATCCTTACCAAGATGCGCATGGGCCAGGTTTTCAGCCGTCATCTGCGCATTGAACTGGCCATTATTGTCGGGCTCAATCCACTGCCTGTGAGGTAGAACTCTCCACTCGAACATCGACTCGAGAGAGCGCCCAGTATACTTGTGGAGGTAGACACCGTCATCCTCCTGCTTAACTGTGGCCGTCTCGATGACCATAGCGGTAGAGGTATCGTCTCGAATGAACAGGTTTCCAAGACTGTACTCATAGCCAGGCTGATCCGAGTAGAGCTGGAGCTCAAACTGGCCGTAGTCATAGGCCCGCTCTGTCCAGTTAAGGGAGTAGAAGTTGTTCGGAACCTCAATCCACGAGTTGTAGTTATGAAGGAATGCGAAGAACAGCTGCATTAGATCCCCCTATAAAGTGTATCGTATTCCATGGAGACGTTAACGTCATCAACGCCTCCAGCATACTGAAGGGCGATCGTATTAATTCCTGGATGCATCTGAATCCAGGTACTCCCGGGAGCCAGAACACCGGTGATGTAAGACTTTCTACCTCGAGCCTGGTGGGTGATTGACTTCTTTCCCGGGCGAGTATCGACAACAATACTCTCTCCGGCATAGAAGTTTCCAGCTCGAGAGATAGACATAGTCTCGTTGAAGGTCGTGTTACTCAGGATAAGGTTACTGACCGTTCCGAGGAACTCGACTGTGATGGTTACACCAGCCGGGTAGTCACCAAGGTATCGGATATCCTTACCCGAAGAGTTGGTCATGTCACCGAACTTGAGCTTGTGGTTGTCCTGTGAGAAGAACGGGAACTCGAAGGTTGGGGTATTGTCGTTGAAGCCCACAACCTTCTGGATCTGAGTAGCGGAGGACTTCCAATACGGGTCCAGCCCAAGAAGGGAGACCTGGATCTCCTGCCGCTCAGAGAAGATGTTCGGCTCGACGGACTCGACGATGAAGTCTGAGTGCACGTTAAGCCAGTCGGTTGTCACACCGAGAGTAATGGTCTCCCCGACTCCGAAGTAGGAATATGTCTTGAGTCGGAGTTCCTGAATGTCGGTCCCCCAGGGGATCAGAGTAAGTACCACAGTACGAGTACCAACCCTGATCCCCTTAAGGAACGCTCCGTCCAGCAGGGCGAATCCATCAGTGCTGATGTCCGCCTTTACTGGCCCCAGACCAGTAATCTCCTTGACCGCGACCCCCGACTCGTAGGGGTTCGTGATGTCGATGGTTAGACGATCCCCCGACTTTGTCGTGGACGAGATCTCTGAGATCATAGTGTCAACTTGTCCTTTGCCATAGCAAGCTGAGTGTTGGTGTTGCGGTAGATAGTAGCCGCATCCAGCGCCTCAGGCGAGTTGTTGGTCTGGTTGAAGGTGATGTTCGTAACACCATTTTGACTATTCTTGTCAGAATTGTCAACTGCGATCGGAGCAGGAGGCCGAGCCGCGTTAGCAGCCTGTGCCGTGACTCCGATGGCGGGAAGGAAGTTGTTTATTCCCTTGGCCTGCTTCTGCATCTCAGTGAGATCCAGGATAGGCTTGATTTCGGGCTTGAATGACGGGTCATCCTCTACGAGTTCATTGACTCCATCAAGAGCTGCGGACATTGCATCGTATGCAGCCTTGGACATGTTGTCTCCAGCCTCAGCGACGCGCTCACCAGTGTTCTCAATGCCGATAGCCAGACCCTCTCCGACGTATCCACCGAGTTCCTTCATCAGTCGAGAAGGAGAGTGAATGCCGAAGAAGTTCTTGACTCGGTTGTAGCCCTTCTTAGCCACGGACACCATGGACTCACCAAAGCTCCAGGCCTTGGATGCTAGTCCGTTGGTCATACCATCGACAATAGCCCAAGCAATCTCTCGACCAACCTTGTTGAATCGGTGAGAGTACTTGTTAATGGCGTCTCGAACGCCCTCAAGAAGCTTGAGAACGGTCCACATACCCTTGTCAATGATCTTGGGTCCATTCCTAGCGATTCCATCAAGGAAGTTGAGGATAACGTTCGTGGCAGCGTCAATGACCTTACCGATGTTATCCGCAATTCCATTCAGGAAGTTTGCCAGAATAGTGGCGCCCTTCTCGCCGAACTCGTAGGCGTGGTTAGCCAACTCAGTGAGCATTGCCTGGATCAGGATAAACAGTGCGGCCACAATACCAGGGATGTTGGCATTAATGGCGTAAATGATCGCGCCGAGAAGCTGTGCCATAGCCACACCAATCTCTGGGGCTTTAGAACCCAGAGTGATGATGAAGTTGGCAATAGCATTAGCGAAGTCAATAGCTACCTGCGGTAGAATTGCTGCCAGTTGCTTCAGACCCTCAGTCAGAACTAGGAATGCCGCGGCACCTGTTGTGGCACAGATACCCAGGACTGCTGCAAAGGCCGCCATACCGATTGAGATCGGAAGTAGTGCCAGACCTAGCGCTAGTAGTGCCGCAGTTAGGATAATCATACCAACTGCGAAGTACTGAGCCCCAGCCGCGGCAGCCACCAGAATTAGCATGCCACCTGCTAGCGCAATAAGGCCAATCGCAAGCTGTGTCCAGGTGATACCAGACAGAGTCTTCATTGCTGAGGCCAGGGCCAGGAATGCGATAGACGCGATACCCAGAGCGATGCCGCCTTCCTTGAAGGCGTCTGCTGCCGCCATTGAAATAGCCAGAATCGCCAGACCTGCTGCTAGAGCAATGAGTCCCTTGGCCAGAGTCATGATGTCCATGTTACCAAGGATAGCCACTGCACCAGTCAAGACAATAACTGCCGCTGACATAGCAATAATTGCAGCGGCGCCTCGAGCATTGGCTCTTCCTGCGATGGCCATTGCAATCGACAGCTCGGCAATGATAACGCCAAGAGCAATTACACCCTGGAGAAGCTTGCCGGTATCCATCGTCCCAAGCATCCAGATAGCCGCCACAAGGATGTTGCAAGAGACAGCCAGCGATAGAAGAATCGCAGCGCCCTTACCCATGAAGGGGTCTTTACTAACGACCATCATGAACCCAGACAGGATCGCCACAACCGCGGCGAGGGTTACGACCCCCTGGATAGCCTTACCGGTGTCCATGGACCCAAGAGTGTATACTGCTAGAGACAGAATGACACAGGATGCAGCAAGAGCGAGAAGGATTCCAGCGCCCTTCTCAACACCCTTGGTAGCAGCCATTTTGGTCATGAACTCCTGCATGGTCATCATCAGGATCTTCATGGCAGCAAGACCAACTACAGCACCCTTGAGATCCATTCCGGCAAGAATCCGGACAGCAGTTGCCATAAGGATCATAGCGGCACCCATAGCAATGAGCATAGCCACAATACGAACACTGTCATTCTTGAAGGCTACCATCTTAGTCATAGACTCAAGCATATCGTCCATCATCTTGAAGAGATACTTCAGGACAGCCAGTGTGACGAGGAGCTTCGGTGCCGGAACAAGAGACATGAGGATCAGCGCCCCGGCAAGAACACCGAGAGCAATTGCGATCGTCAGAAGGGCTTTGGCTTTAACCTTCTGCTCGAATGCCTCGAGGACCCCTCCGAGCTTGTCGAAGACGTTACCTAGCTTGTCAGCGACATTTCCGATCTTGTCGAAGTTCTCTTTGAATGAGTTTATCCATCGAGTAAAGGCAATAAGTACTCCACCGCCAATAGCCCCGACAAGGATCTTACCCATGTCATAGGACTTGAGATTGGAGTTTGCCTGACTCATCGCGGTACCGATAGAGCCGAATGCGTTCTTAGCACCTTCCTTCACCTTGGGGGCGAAGGTGTTTACCACGAAGTCCTTGAACTCAACGAACTTCTGCCTGATTGTGTCGAAGAGCTCAGGGAGGTGAACCGCTAGAGCGACCTGTTTAATGTCCTCGAACCACTTCTTAAGGAAGTTCTCCTTGGCGGCCTGACCAGTTTCCTTAGCAGCCTGGGCTGCGGCGGTTCCAACCTCGGAGACAGCACCAGCCGCCTCCTTAGCCTTAGCCTTGACCTCGCCGTGGCCGTTAACCCAGTCGCGGAAAGAGACGGCTACTTCCTTGACCTTACCACCGATGTCGGAGAAAGCCTTACCAAGGTGGTCCCAAACACTACTATTTTGAATAGTGTTCCACGTATCGACAAGTGCATCCTTCAGCTCAATGAGTTTCTCCTTGAGCCACTGGACTTTCTCAGAGATCTTTAGCTTCTGACCGAGTTCATCGAACTTGTTCCCGAGGGATGCGACAATAGCTTCGGCCGAGGACATGTCTCCGAAGTTGAATCCCTTGAAGTAGTCAGACAGAGCGGCCTTACCGGAGACTAGTTTAGCCTTAAGCTTGCCCCCGACACTGTTGGCAAACTCGTTTACCTTTGACTTGGCCTTATCTACTCCACTGTGAATGGAATCCATCGCGGCAGAGAACTCTCGACCAATTACCGAGTTCTTAAGAGCGTCCTTGACAAGTCCGAACTTCGACGCAAGGTTCTTGAGCCCCTCTCCTGCACCCTTGACCTTACCTGTGAAGTCAATCCACATGATGAAGTCATGGATCTTGTCTGAGACCCACTTGATTGCCTTACCGACTAGGTCAATCGGAGGCAGGAGCAGCTTAAGTATCTTTCCGCCAAGGTCTAGCTTAGTGAACCACTGGTCAAACCAGAAGATTGCCTTACCTAGAACTTTAGTGATCTGGAATACACCAGAGTTGATCCCGGTAAATGCTGGGAATAGCGCACTGACAATATGCGAGGCAACCGTAAAGACGACCTGAGCTACCTCGCCGAGGATGGTGGCGAAGATATGGAAGATCGAGAAGACCCCTGTAAACGTCCACTCAAGCTTATCGGCAAAGTTATTCGTAATGATGAGCTTAGATGTGAAGTTCTCAAACGCCTTGGTGATGCGAACTAGACCTTCGGCACTAGCATTCATGAACACTCGACGGAAGGCGGTTCCGATCTGTCCTAGAACTTTTACGATGCCCCAGAAGATATTGGCCAGACCCTGAACCAGAGCCGTCCTACCACCGAGATCCTTCCACATCTGTAGGAACCCGTTTCGAGCATCGGCACTGGACTTAATAACTGCACCGAGCCAGTCGCCGATAGCAGTAAACAGATTTGATGCCTCTTCAAAGTCTCCAAACAGGATCTCGAAAGTCTCGGCCCATCCAGAACCAATGGCTTCCTTAGTGGTGTCAACTAGCTGACTAAACGTTCGAATCTTGGTGGCGGCGTCGAAGGCACCCTGAGCAAACTGCTTAAGTTTATGCGCTTGCTCCTCGGAATAACCCATCTCAACAAGCTGAGCCTCGGACAGGTCGTTCGTCAGAGCAGTAAGGGTGGTCGTCATGACCTGGGCTGTAAGCCAGTCTTCCTTGAGGGATTCTCGGAAGTTGCCGTCCTTGGCGATAGCCTCATCGTAGCCAGTACCCATCATTCGGGAAGTCTCGATAAGAGCGTTACGGAAGGATTCGCCACCCATACCTGCCTGGACTAGTGAGTTCCAGTCCTGAAGGTGGACTGCGCCAGCCGCAATAGCCTGAGAAAGCTGGGTGTATGCGGTGGCTGTCTGCTGGGCGGTTGAACCCGAGGCCGCTGCGAGGTTGGACAGACCCTTAATTGATGCCACAGATGTCTGAAGATCAACACCGGCAGCGGTGAACAGACCAATGGCGTGAGTCATGTCGCTGAAGCTATATACAGTCTTATCGGCATAGGTGTTCAGCTCGGCCAGGGAGGTCTTAACCTCGCCGAGGGTGGTTCCCTTCTCGACTGTGTTGGCCATAATGGTCTGAATTGCTCTCATTTTGAGCTCATACTCATTAAAGCCGTCTTTAATGGTTCCGATGAAACCAGAGACCACGCTTCGACCAGCATTAAGAGCCGCGACACCAATTCCACCGAATGCGGTGACGGCAAGACCCTGCATGACAGTCATGTTCTTGCCGATATCGAGAGCCTTAGTGGCCAGATCGCCGAGGGTGGTGTTCTTAGCGATCTCTCCAATACGAGAGAGACCGTCTGCAGCACCCTGCATCTTGAGGGAATCCTTGAGTCGGTCCATACTAGACGCGGATTCCTTGATTGCAGAAAGGAACTGCTTGTTATTCATCTTGAGCGAGACTACCCGCTCGTCAATAGTAGCCACTACTTAGTGACCTCCTTCCAGGCCTTCTTCGCTATCTTGTCGAATACGGGCCTGATAGCGGGGTTGATGTAGTCTCGGCCGACGACATACCCGCCATTGCGAGTACCGTGACCATATTGCAAGATGACGGCGATGTTTACGCCGTTGTTTACGTGTGAGTTTGTCCAGGTGATCTGCCAGTTGTTACTGGTTCTCGTGACTTCGTAGTTCCAGCTAGCCGCTGTCTCGCCCGACCTGGAGGGGGTCGCCGCCTTGAGAGCAGAAACCCCCTCCTTGCCGAACTGATTCATGATCAGAGCCAGGTCTAACTTCGTCATTCTGTCAAACCAATTCCTGGTGAGTTTCCAGTCTCCCTGGCTCTCGATCGTAATCATGATTCTCCTAGACTAGAGATTCGGAGTAGATGTTGGCCACTCCAGAGACCATACATCCGATGGCGCCCTTGGCCATAGCCTGGTCATAGGCGTCTCGGGTTGGGCAGATGTGCCCCCATACTGGCTTGCCGAGTCCGGTAGTTCGGTTCCAAACCTCATCGCTGGCATCGAAGGACATACCGATGTAGTCCCATGGCTTGTGCCACTCGTTGATCCGGCCATCAGTAACCTGATCCGGGTAGGAATACCCCCAGCACTTCCAACCATCCGCCTTCCACTGATTAGCCAGCCATCCGGCGTCGATTGAGAACTTCCAGATGATTCGACCGTGGGCATCAGAAGGGAAGAACTTCTTCAGATCCTCCCACTGAACCGCGGAATACTTAGGATCGAGAACCGTAATATGGCTCGAGCCGTATGCTGCGAAATACTCCTCAACCGTCATGAAGGGCTCGCCCATAGTGGTGAACTTCTGGATCTCCGCCCATGTCATCTCGGTGACGGGGGTATCTGGAGCCGTCTTATCCACACGCTGGAGGGTGCGATCGTGGTTCAGGAACCAGACTCCATCCTTCGTCTTCTGGCACGAGACCTCTAAAGCCCCTGCTCCAAACATCACCGCATTGGTATATGCTCGAATCGAGGCCTCAGGCCAGCTGACAGACCCTCCTCGGTGGGCGATGAGGAATCCGCGAGTGTCCATCATGGTGTGTATATCGGAATATCCTCTTGGTACGGCACGCATGGTAGACGGCTGCAGTTCCCCATTCCAATATACGAATACCGGATTGGAATTTCCAGAATCGGTAATCTCTATACCCGGAACAACTACGGCTGGAGGTTCTGGATTCTCTTCCTCAAGTTCTACCCAGGCATAAGCCTTAGCGCCATACGAGTCCTTCACTGAAGAAGCCAGTGCTCCGATGGTCATCGACCACGAGGATCCTCGGTTACGTTTACCGCCTCTAGCGATTGGGTCTGTACCTGAGGGATACCATACTGGTTCATCTCGAGAAGATGGTGCGTGATATTGTACGGCTACTAGATTTTTCTTGGTCTTATCGAGAGTGGGAATACCTGGTTGCCAGGTATGTATCTTATACTTGGATACCCCGCCGATCGAGAATAAGACAAAGTTCTCTCTAGCATTGGTGGCGACATCACTATTGAACTTGAAGTCACCGTCAAGATCAGCTTTTGTAGCCCGTTTTACAGCTACATACCCAGATCGCCCACCGGCGTCACGGTTGTATTGGAAATCCCAGCCAGTAGGAGGTCTGGCTTTGGTGTCTCCAAACTGTGAAGCATAGAATACAACTATAAGGTCGCCGATCTCAGCACCGGTACTTCGTAGCGAAGTAGTACCAAAACCATTAGCCTCAGATCCGCTACCAGTAGCTAAATGGACATGTAATCCTGGCTTAGGCGTCTCATAGACGTTGAAGTTATGGATAGTAATGTCTTGAGCTGTACCCGGAACCGCAATGGATGGCGTCCACATTGGGTATGTGTTCGTCGGAAGTTCGAAGTCGAACTTGATCGCCGCATTAGTACCGCCCCGGATATTCCAGGTGGTGATGAAGTCCTGTTTATCGGTCTTCTGCTTACCTGCCTGGAACCAGTTCGCTCTCATGGCGAGCTGGGTATCTCTATCCGCCGTATACGTTATCTCGACCGTCCACTTGCGATCACCGACGGTATAGGCAGCACTCTCGAATGGGGGGGAGCTGGATCCTTTTCGGATCAGTCGACCATCCCCTACTCGAGCGCCGTTACCTCCCCACCAGGCTCCAATTACTGGGAATACGCTACCCATTACTTGGCCCGCCTAACAATCACCGTCCCGGACGGAGTCCCAGCAGGCACCGGATCATCGGGACCGAGGACAATCATCTTCGGGACCTCAGGAATCTTGAGGTTGTCGACCTTCAGCTTGAGCTTCAGGTATCCCTTGAGCCACGGAATGATCAGCTCACGGATCTCGGCGCCCGGAGGGTTCTCGTATGGGTTCCCCACTGGGTGCCACTGACCACCATTTTGAGGATCCTCAACGAGGAAGCCGTCTGTGACGTAGAGGTGGCTGATCGCGAGGTTGTCCGCCTTGTCGAAGACCTTCTGGTAGTTCTCAGAGGTGACCGAGTGTACCACTGCCCACCAGCGAGTGGACGGATAGGCCTTCATGTGGTCTGGAAGAATGGGCGAAGTCGGATTCTCCTCGAGGAACTTCGCAGCTGTCCCCTCAAACATCATACAGACGTCAAAGTCGAGGTCGCATACCGCCTGCGAGATGTTGGATCCTGTGTTGATGGCGATCACGAAGTCGATACCATTCTCACGGCGGATCGTATCGATCAGATCCTTATACCAGGGGAGTCGATCCTTACGGGCATCCCAGCCGTTAATGACTTCATCAAGGAAGACGCCCTGAACAAGATCACCATACCAATGCTTGGCTCGCTTCAGCTGCTCAAGGATGTATTCCTTGGTGAACTTTGCAGCATTGGGAATACCTCGGTTCTCCTCAGCATCAGGATTAATGGCGGCGCCGTACTGAGTCTTGATGTAGAACAGAAGTTTCTTTGCTCCTGCGCCAAGAGCCAGCTCGCCCTGCTTCTGGAAGTCTACCTCCTGAGCCTCCCAATCACCGCTGTTTCGGTTAAGGATGACGTATCCGAGGTTGTCCCGGAACTTCAGAGTCTGTGCCCACTTAGAAAACTGCCCCGGCTTTCCATCCTGGTAGTAGTCAGGCCAGTAGTATGTTACCGGAGAATAGTACCGGGCACCGTTCTTGAACGGGTTGGTTTGGCGAAGTGCGTCTTCGACGTCAGCCTTCTCGCCGTATGTCTTGGCCGCCTCATCCTTAGTGAGATATCTGTCGAGCTGAGGGGTAACCGCATCCTGACCGGCGGGACCACGCTCTCCAGCAGGTCCGGGAGGACCCTGCGGTCCAGGAGGACCAGCGGGTCCAACTGCACCATTATCGCCCTTAGGTCCAGGTTGACCGTTTGCTCCGGCTGGGCCAGGAAGTCCGTTATCGCCCTTAGGTCCGGGAGGACCCTGGACTCCTTGTTCCCCCTTAGGTCCAGGAGGGCCAACAGGACCTCTAGGTCCTTCGGGGCCAGGTACAGGGGTTCCTCCAGCTCCACCGCCAGCAGGTCCAGGGGGACCCTGAAGACCTCGAGGGCCTTCTGGTCCGCGTTCCCCCGCATCACCCTTAGGCCCCGGAGGTCCGGCGGGACCAACATCACCCTTGGGTCCTCGAGGGCCGATTGGACCAGGGGATCCAGCCCCTCCGCCACCTCCACCGCCGAAAGGAAGCGGGGAGATCTCGGATGTGGGGTCGGCGGACATGATATCAATAGTTCCACCCTGAGTCAGAGCGATGTGCTTGACGATGTCGAACTTGGGGGAATCAATGTAGATGGTGTGGGTCCAGGCGCCAGAGGGGGTTACTCCAGCGCCCGGAGCCAGCACCTCGATGTTGACAGCGCCAGCCTGGTCTGTCCGAACCACATGCTCGCGCATAGATACTGAGGCCCCGTCAACGGTAGCCGTAGCACCCTTCACGTCAGGAATGATTCGGACAGTAGCCCGACCATTCTCTCCTCCAGGAATAGTTCCCGTTAAAGTACAGTATGGCGCTGCCATTTTGAGCCTCCTACGGCTGTTCGGCCCTGTCGAGCAGGGCGTTCACCTTGGTGTTTGTCTCGGCGCCGTAGACGCCATCAACCTCTGCGCCGACTGCAGCCTGGACGGCCTCGACGGTTGCGTCGTGAGCCTCCTCAGAGGCGTCACCCCAAATCCCATCCTGCTCAGTGCCGACCACGGACTGCGTGAATGCCCCGCCCACGGGGAAGGGAC